CCTTGTAGTTGCCGGCACCCGCAGTGATCTCGACTGCGGTGTCGTAGAACAGCGGGCTCAGCACGTCGGCCCCGGCCAGATGGAAGTCGGTCACCTCCCCGTCGCCCTCGAACGTCCACAGCCGCGGCGTGATTCCGATCGTGCCTCCACCGCCCTGGATCTGCTCGATCAGCACCAGCGCACTACGAAGGTTCAGGGCATCGGCCAAGGCCGTGGCGTCGCCCACGTTGGTGATGCGGCTGCCCTTGGCGTCCCAGACGAACTCGCCCGTAACCGGGTCCTGGACCAGCTGCATGCCGTTGTCCAACAGCTGCTGCAGCTGCATCACCCGGTAGTCGAAAGCGTCTTCGTGGATCTCCGGCAGGAACGCACCCTGATTGGTGATGTCCGTGGGCTGGTCCATCGGGACCGTGCGCAGGATCAGGATGTCGGCATTCAGCGCGGGCGCGACATTGAAGGTCACCTTGCTGGCCGGCTGGCGCAGCCCAGTTACCGTGTACTGCGCCGGCGGCACCAGGTTGTAGACCGGGTGCGTGCCGGTGAACACCTGGATGTGGCTGGACAGGAACGCCCTCGGCCCGTTGAACGCGGTGGCGACGCCGTTCCCCACGTAGGTCTTGCGGCGGTCATTGGCGGAAATGGTCATGGGTGCATCGGCTCCAGAAAGAAGAAGCCCCGCATCTGCGGGGTTGGGCGTGGTCGATTACTGCTCGTCCTTGGGTCGGCGGTACATGAGGTATGCGGCCGCCTCCGCTGGGTTGTCCGGGGTGTACTGGCCGGTACCGACGTCGTAGAGGTATTCGCCGGTGGTCAGCATCTGATTGCTAGGGATTCCGGTCAGAGGGCCGGCAGCGCGCACGCCGGTCTTGATCAGCTTCTCCGCGTCGGGCTCGTCGTCGTCGGCGATCCAGTCGCGCCCCTCCTTCCATGCCGTCTGGCCAAACTTCGCCAGCGCCACACCGGCGTCCACGATCGGATTGGGTCGCCCCATGCTGGGCTTGCCTTCAATCGCCGCATCGATGCCGCCGGCGACATCGCGCAGCAGGGGGATCGTCTGGAACGGGAACAGCAGAGTCTTGCGTGCAAGCCAAGCACTCCAGTCGTCCCAGCCCTTTTCGTCGTCGTCGCCACCATCCGGGCCGCGCATCATCAGCAGCTCGAACACCGCGTTGGATAGCACGCCGGCCGACAGCCAGGTGCCCAGCGCCCGGGCCGGAGACTGCACGCGCCCCAGGTACAGCCCACGCAGGCCCGATTCCTGCAGGCGGTTGTTCATGATGATCATCGGGCCGATGAACATGCGCACCCACTTGTAGCGCGGGTCACGCTCGGCGGCGCTGAGGTCCTTCGGCGCACCGGCCTGCTGGGTGGTGCGGATCGACTTGTCGGCCAAGCGCACCGCCTCGTCGATGCTGACGCCCTGCGCTTGGGCCTGCTGGTAGCGGCCCAGCCAGATGGCGCGCTCGGCCAGCGGGACCGTCCAGCGGTGCACCTCCATGGCCATCTTCATCGCAGCAGCCCGGATGCCACGCTTTCCCGACAGTTTGCCCAGCACCACCTGATAGGAGGAATCCAGCGAGTTGGCGCGTTCCTCCATGAAGGGCGACAACGAGTGGATCATTTCCGTCATCTTGCCCGGGCTGCGGTAGTACGCCGCATAGCCGGTGGCCAGGTACTTCGGATCGACGCGCGCCGCCGCCTGGATGGGTGCCACCACGGTGTTGGCGAATACCAGCGGCAGCCTGAATCCTAGCGCCGCCACTGCGGTGTTGGTCAGCACGGCATCGCCGATTTTCTCGGCCATGCTGGATCCGGGCTCCGACACCGACGCGCCGCGCACCGCATTCTTCACGCTGCCGTAGAGCGAGTGGTAGGCCCCCTCCGACAGCCGCTGCTGGATCAGGTTCTTCAGCTCCTGGTCTTCCAGCACCCGCAGCGCCTGCTTCACGTAGCCGCGGTGCGAAACGTCGGTGATCACGTCATTGAGGTGGCGCGACAGTACGCGGTGGTAGTCCAGCAGCATCGGCGCTGCGTACTCGGTGCGCTCCTTCGTGTGGCCCTTGCTGGTCATGGCGCGGCTGAAGGTACCGCCCATGATCTGTTCCTCCGCCGCCCGCGCCTGCTTGACGCCGCCGGCACCCGCTCGGGGGTCATACACCGCCGGGTAGTAGCCGCCGCGCAGGCTTACCATCGAGCCATCGGCCGCCGTGAAGATCAGCGGCATCGGTTCTACCTGCTCGGGTGCAACGCCCGACAGCCGGCGCTGCTGCTCAACGATGTCCGGCCACAGGCTGTTCACCGCATCCCAGATGCCCTGCACCATCTGCGCGTCGGCAGGCGTGAGGTGGCCGAGCATTTCCGCGATGTTCTGCGGGGTGAACTGGACCACCTCGGCATTCGTGCCGATGAAGCCGCCGCGCATCAGCTTGTCGCGGTTGCCGGCGTTGCCCATGTTCAGGGCCACCGCCACGATCGTGTTCTTCGACAGCGACCGCCCCAGGCTCGGTACGTACACCAGGCGGTTGAGGTCCGCCCGCTGCGCCGGCGTCAGGGCCTTCATCGTCTGCTCCAGCATGCCGCCGACGCGGTTGCGCAACTCAATCCGCTGCTGCTGCGCGGCCTCGGCCTGGTTCCAGAGGAAGTCGTGCCAAGGCCCGGTCTCGCCACCATCCAACCACTCGACCACCGTCTCCGGGCGCAGTACCCAATCCATCAGGCCGGTGTAGGTCGCGCCCACCTTCTGCATCGCCGTCAGGTCCGCATCGGAAAGCGGCAGCGGCTTGCCCTCGGCGATCGCTCCACGGATTGCGCCGGACAGCTCTGCCTGCGCGCTCTCCCAGTCGCGCTGGTCCTTGTTGCTCAGCAGCTTGTTCTTCAGCTTGGCCAGCCGCGCGATGTTGGTCACTGCGTCGTGCAGCTCGCGGAACTCGGTAATCGGCAGGTCGGCGTAGTTGGTCACGCTCTCGGCCTCGACCCTGGCCAGCAGCGCATCGCTTACGGCGGTGAGGTCATCGTCAGCCTGGCGCGCCTCCACCCATTGCCGCAGGCTCTGGCGGCGCGCAACGGCCCGGCCGGACACGTCGCGGAACTCGTAGGTGTCGGCGATGGTGTCCATGGCCTCCAGATAGTCGGCACCGGCCTTGCCCAGGCGCTCGCGAGCCTGCGGGGTCATCTGCCGGCGGATGTAGCCGACCTTCGACTCGACCTCCTGCTGCACCGAACGGGCCTCAGCGAACAGCACAGCGTTCAGGGCCTGCTGCCGCTTCGCCTGCAGCGCATCGGCGTACTTCCCCGCGGCCGCCGCCTTCGCCGCCGCGCGCGCAGCCTTGCGCTCAGCCGCCAGGTACTCATTGGGGCGGATCTGGCGCGCGGTCTTCTCGGCCAGCAAGGCCTGCGCAACGGCCTTCAGCTCTCGCCGGTTCGGTCGGGGCTCCTTGGCCAGGTCTGCCAGAACGCCCAGTTCGCGCTCCAGCAGCTGGATCTTCCGGCTGCCGTGGACCGCATCCAGTGCGCGCTGCGGCAGCGTGCCGTCGGTCATCGGCTCGCCGTGCCGGGCCTGCATACGCGCGTCGGCCTCCGCGCTCACACCCGCCAGGGTCTGCCGTACCGTCCACAGTCCCTGCACCAGTTCGTCGGCGGAACTGAAGCCCAGCAGGGTGGCCACCTCTTCGGGATGGGTGCCGCCCTTGCGGGCGTAGACCCGGCCCATCTTGTCCAGCAAGCCGTCGCCGTAGGTCGCCGCCAAAGCAGCGCGGTCCAGCTTCAGGCCCTGCAGCTGTTCGGGCACCGGCTCGCCGCCCGCCTCCTTCCGCCCGGTCAGCACACGGTAGGCACGCACGATGGGCGTGGCCTCGACCTCCGCCTCGACCTCGCCGCGGATGGTTGCCAGCTCGTCCTTCCACCAGCGCTCCCGCGCGCGCGCATCGGCTTCCTGCAGCTGTGCCATCAGGTCGGCCTCGGCCTGCTCCCGCGCCGCAGCAACCTGCGCTTGGTAGTCAGCGAACTGGCGTTCGGTCATGCCCAGCGCCTGCGCTTCGGCCAGGTCCCGCGCGATCGGCTCGAAGCCGACCCTGGCCTTCGCCGCCTCGATCTCCTCCTGGCTGGCCAGCATCCGGTCGAACACACCGCGCACGTCGTCGGTCAGCTCCACGTCCAGATTCCGCAGGCTGCGGTAGACGCCGAGAATCCACTGCTTGAATTGGCTGAACACCGATTGCAGCTCCGGCGTCGGCGCCTTGCCCTCGCCCAGGTACGCCTCGAAGCCCCGGGCGAACTGTTCGTGCTGGTCGACGCCGATCTGGTCCGCAGACTCAATGCCGAACCACTTCAGCAGGGCCTCCAGGTCCGAGCGGATCTGCGGCGCGGCGTCCTCTGCCGTGGCCAGGTCGCGGTAGACCTCGAGGAAGAAGTGCCCGGATTCGTGCAGGAACGTGGACAGGTCCGCGCCCTTGAACAGGCTGATCTGCATCGCTCGGTCAGTGCCGATCTGGATCTGGCCGCGCGGGGCGGCACCGCCTTGGAACAGGATATCGCCCGCCAGCACCTCACGCGCGGCGGTATCCGGCAGCGCCACGCTCCAGGTCTGCCGCTGCCCTTCGATCGGATCGTCCTGCACGATCTCGCCGCCGGTGCGCTCTGCTTCCGTGCGCGCCTGGTCCAGGGTCAGGAAGTCGCGGGCTTGGCCCTGATCGTCGGCCAGCAGCCACTGGCCTGCGCGCTGCACATAGGCGCTTCCCTCACGCTCGATGGTCTGCTGCCCGCGGCCATCGGTGGTCACCTGCGGCCGGCCGAACAGGCTGCGCAGGGCATCAATTCCACGCTGCATCAGGGTGCGCGGCTGGGCCTCTGCGCCCTCTGCCGGCGCCTCGGCTGCATCGATGCCGGCCGCGTAGCGCTCGTACAGCGCCACCGGATCCTGCCCGGTGACCTCGCCCAGCCGGCCGAACATGGCGCCCCACAGCTGCGCCTGGCTCTCGGCCTGCGCCGGCGTGTAGCGCTCGGTGCCGACCAGCTGCGCCATGACCGACTGCTGCACCTGCGCGCGCGCGTTCGCCGCGGCTTGGTCCGGTGCCGGCGCATCCAGCGGCACGCCCAGCTCCCGGGCCATCGCATCGATGTCGAGCGATTCCAGCTCCGCCGGCGACAGCCCGTCGGCAGTGGTGCGAGCGTTGCGAAGGATCTCGTCGCGGTTCGGTAGCCGCGGCACGGCGGCCATCCATTCGGCCATCGGGATCACCACCTGGCCGGTGGCCAGCTGCTCGGCCAGCGCCGACTCACCGCCGACCATGTCCTGCAGCACCTGCGGCGCGGACTGGAACAGCGTCTGCGCCTGGTCGGCGTCCAGGTACACGCGTGCGTCTTCACCGGCCACCTGGGCCGTCAGCGCCTTCATGTCCTCCGGCGAGCGCTCGCCCAGCTTCAGCTCTCCCGCAAGCTCGGTGGCAGCTCGCAGGCGGTCGTTGGCTTGGCCAGACTGCATCACCCGGTCCAGGCGCTCGTTGATCCACCGCACCTGCCCGGACGCGCGCGCGGCACGGTAATTGGCATGCACCTCGACCGCACCGGTGGGGACCTCGGCCAGGCCCTCCATGATGATGTCGCCCCACTTCAGGCGTTCCTCGGTCAGCAGCTGTGCCGTGGCCTCGCCGGCGGCGCCGCCACCCAGCTGCACGCCAGCCTCAGCGCCGGTGCGCAGAATCGCCGAGGATGCGCTGCGGCGGGCGTTGTTGATGAAGTGACCAGCCACGCCGGCAGTCAGCGCGTCGAACACGCCGATGGCCACGCCGCGCTTGGCGGCCTTGTCGCGCGCGGCCGCCATCTTCTGCGGGTCACGCAGGAACTGGCCTACCGCGTAGGCGTCGGTCGGGTCGACCTTCGCGTCCTGCATTGCGTCGGCGATGCTGGCACCGAACTCGGTCAAGCCTGAGCCGGTGCCGGCCGAGGCAGCCGTCACGACGCGGCTACCACCACCGGTGGCCGCAGTCAGTGCCAGGCCCGGTGCGCCCATGCCGATCGACTGGCCCAGGGTGACGGCGATGGCGCCCAGCGTGTCAGTGCCGCCGCCGGCCAGCTCTCGCACAGCACCGGTGAAGCTGCCCGCCTTGTTCGCCCGGTCGAAGGCCTGGAACCCGCGTTCGGTGCTGGCGCTGGTCACGTCCGCGGCCTGTGCCCGGCGTTCCTGGTCAGCACGCAGCGCCGCTTCCTCGGCCGAACGGTCGGTGGTCAGGCGCCCGGTCGCGGGGTCCATCACTGCCGGGCCATCGGGCAGCAGGGAAAGCGCATTGGCCTTGCCGCGCTGCCAGCCGCTGACGATGCCGCCGATGACCTGCTCCAAGATGTTCGGCTCGGCAGTGGCACGGGCCTCACCAGTCACCAGCGCGTTGGCATAGGTGGCCAGCTTCGGGGCTTCGTCACTGGCCAATGCCATGCGCCGCGGGTCGCTCAGGAAGTCGCCCACGTGCGGCGATGCCCGGCCGGCGTCGTCGATCTCCTGCCGCCGGGCGTCCTGCTCGTAATCGCCCAGGTTCGCCGCCACCACGCCGAAGGGCTGGCCAAGCTGGTCCGACAGCTGGTTCGCGCGCGCGGCCTCTTCCGGCTTCTGGCTGGTGCCGGTGTAGGCGCTGCGTAGGGTCACCTGCCGGTTGCTCTCGATCTCGTCCGACAGTTCGTCGAAGCCTTCCAGCACTTTGTCGATCACTTCTTGGCTCCTTGCGTCTTGCGCGCGAAATACTGCGTAAGCCAGGCGTCTGTGGGCGGCCGGCCGTATTTCTCGATGTGGGCACTACGAACTGCGTCGCGGTCGGCCTGGCTGACCTGCAGGTCGAACTGCGCCGCGCTGCTGTAGAGACCCACCTTCACCTTGGGGTTGTTCTTGAACTTGCCGTCCTTCTCCTGGATCGCGCCGAGACGGCCGGCCTGCAGGTTCTGGGCAAACTGCTTGGCCGTGGCCGACAGCAGCACGTCCGCCTGCTCAGGGGTCGGCTTCTTGCCTGTGGACTGCACGAACGCCGTCTGTGCGTTCTGGTAGGCGATGCGGAACTCGCCTCGCAGGGCGTCGCGCGGAGCGTTCTTGGCCTGAGACCCGCTGCCAGACACGTCTGTGTCCTTCCCGAAACCCAGCATCTGGAACCCGCGCTCCAGCCGCTCGTTGTCGGTCATCCAGTCGGCGCGCTTCGTGGGGTCGTTGGCTTTGTTCTGGTCCTCGGCCAGCGACTTCAGCGTTTTGCCGCTGAGCTTGTCTGCGTACTGCCCGAGCGGCAGCTTGGCGAACTCGTTGGGCTGTAGCGCCTGCATGCGCTGGATGTTCTCCAGTGTCGCGGGATCGTCCTGCACGGTCGCTCCCTCGGCGACGATCTTTCGATAGCGATTTACCGACTCATACAGCGCGGGGTCCTGTCCCATCAGCGCCAGCTCCGCGGGAGCCAGAACCTGCGACAGCGGCACGCTCGCGCCAGCGGCAGCCACCTTGTCGTAGATCGACATGGCCGCAGCCTTCTTCGCCTGCTCCAGCCTGTCTTTGCGCTGCGCGTAGATGTCGCGCAGATAGCCTTCAGCAGCAGCGCGCTGATCCGGCGGCATCGTGCGCGGGATCGCGGCGATGGCATCGGCCAGCGTCGAGGGTGCGGCAGTTGCAGCGGCAGCGACCGGCGCTCCAGACGTGGCGCCCTGCCCCGCGGATGACGCCCAGCGCGCAGAGCGCCCCATGACCTGCCGCACGTACAGCGCGGTCTTCGGGTTCTGCGCCGAGCGGCCGCGATTCACCACCGCGTCGGCACCGCCCTCACCGGCGAAGTGCGCCGCAATGGCGAAGGCCCGGCCGCCCTTGGCCAGCCGTTCCTTGTACTCGCGCGCGGCGCGGCGGGCCGAGGCGTTGGCGTCCTTGCGGTCGATGCCGCCGGCGCTGGTGGCGCGGTACTGGAAAAGGCCGGTGGCCTGGTCGCCGTCGTCCAGAACCTCGCGATTCACTGCGTCGGCGCGGAAACCCGATTCCTGCTCGGCAAGCGCGTACAGGTCGGCCCGGCCAGCTGCGTCCAGCCCCTCGGCCTTCGCTGCGTCATCGATCGCTTTGGCCACCGCTGCCGAGGGCACGCCCCGCGCCGCCGGCGCCGGAAGCGGCTCGATCGCACCACGGCCATCGGCCAGAGACTGCGCCAGCTCGTAGGCCGCGCGGTCCTTCACCACCGGGTAGAGCGTGCGCTCGACCTGCGCGCGGTCCTCCGGCGTCATCTGGTCCGCATAGCGGTGGTAGTAGTCCTCCGCCGCGAAGGGGTCACGGGTGGCCATCGCAGCGGCCGTTTGCTTGCGCACGGACGAGACGATGCCGCGCTCGCTGGCCTTGATCGCCTCAGCCCCCATGCCCTGCGTCTGGTAGGCGGCACTGGCGATGCCGACAGCCTCCTGCAGGCGAACGTCGGCCAGGCCGAAGTCGCCGGACATGCCGGCGCTGACCGCGTCCTGGCCGATGTTGTCGATCGTGGCCTTGCGCTCGGTGGCCTCGTAGGCGCTGTACTCGCGGTCGGCGTAGCTGTTGAGCCGTCCCTGCACCGAGTCGCGGAACGAGAACGACACCTGGTCGAACCGCTGCTGCTGCTCGGGCGACAGCCGGCTGCGGATGGACGACACACGCTGGTCGAGATCACCCAGCAGCGCGTCGTGCGCCTGAAGGGCGTTCTTGCCCTGGTACTTGGCGATGCCGTCGGCGTTGGCCGGGTTGAAGGTATTCCCTTCCCAGTCCGACAGTTCGCGTCGTGCTTCCATGACGGCGGTCAGGTCGGCGCGCTGCTTCTGCTGCTGGAACAGATCGGCGGCCGCCTGGCCAACCGCGCCAGCGGTTCGGGTGAGCGGCGACAGGTCGACCTGTACGGTGTTGCGGACCTGCGGACCCAGCTGGGCCTCGACCTGCGGGCCGCTGGTGCGTGGAATCAGGGTCGCCATGTCAAAGCCCCCAGCCGCGCGAGATCCGCGCGTTGTTGCGCATGGTGATGCTGTTCGCCTGAGACGACAGGTTCCCACCACCAGCTGCCGCCCCGCGGCCCATCCCGCCGATGCCCATACTCGCGGCGCTGGCGAGCGAACCCAGGATCGTGCCGGTGGCCTGAGCGTTGCCGCTCCAGCGGGCCAGCTCGCCCTGCGTGCGCTGGCTCTGGGCCTGCGCGTTGAAGCCCCAGGCCTGCCGCGCCGCGTTCATGCGGATCGTCTGCTGGTCGACCTCACCGAACATCGCGGTTTCACCAAGGATCTCCGCCGGCGTGCCGAGCGTGGGGTCGATGTTGTTTGCAGCGATCGCGGCGCGCTGCTGGCCGAGCGCAATGCGCGTGCGCCAGGACTGCTGCTCCATCTCGCGGGTGGCCAGGGCGTTGCTGGCGTCGGCGTCCTGCTGCGCCAGCATCGCGTTGTTCTCGGCGATCTGAGCGTTTGCCTTGCCCTGCTGCTGCTGGACATTGGCTTGGTAGGCGCCAGTTACGAGGGTGGTGGCGATCAGTGCCACGGCCGGATTACACATTGTCTGCGCTCCAGTAGAACGGAAGGAAAGGGGCGCTATCCGGTCCGACCGGCACCGGCGCGAGGAAGTGGAAGCCCAGCCAATGCAGCCAGCGCTGCGCGGCCTCGTTGCGCTGATCGACAACGTTGAACAGCATCGAAGGGAACGCCTGCTGCATGCGTGCCAACGCCGGGCGGGACAGGCGCAGCAGCTCCTTCTGAACCGACAGCGGGTTAAGGCAGGTCGAGCCGACCATCCAGGGCGTGCCGATCCCGCCGAGGATCGAGTAAGGCGTGGCCCCGAACATGCACACCGGCACGCCGCGCACCATCGCCGTCCATGCCTCAGCGCTCCCGGCCAGGCCGCGCTGCAGGGCCTCCGCCGGCGTGGTGCGGTCGCATGCCCATAGCTCGGCCACATCTGCGGGCCGTGCCGCGGCCGCGATCACTTCGATGTGTCCAGCCTCGGCCGGTACCAGCTCTGCGGTGATCTTCATTCGGACGCCACCACCTGGGGCATCAGGGACAGGATCTCCATCGGCAGCGGGTCGTCGCTGATGATGTGGAAATGGCCGCTGTCCACACCCCAGCGACAGGACATGTTCTTGCGCAGGACGCCGGTGTAAGGGGCCGTGGGCTCGTCGTAGTTCTCGAAATCGCGCTGTGCGATCGGATCCAGCGTATCCAGCGTGGTGCCGACGTAGACGCCGCGGGTGTTGCGCACCAGCAGCGCGACCTCGAAGGCGAGCTTCTTCATGGGGCGCAGCGGGTCGCCGCCGTTGGCATTGACCTCCAGCGTCTCAATGTGGGCGGTGTACGGCAGGCCGATGTGCACCACGCCACCCGGGCGCTGCAGCTGCACCTTGCCGTCGACCACCAGCAGGTCCTTCTGCACGTTGCCATCGACCAGAGCAACCACGCCCTTGCCCTCCAGGTGGCCCATGCCGGCGATCGTCGAGCGCTGGTAGGTCCAGTCCTGCACAGCGACGCCGCGCAGCGCCAGCGGCACCGCGCCAATCGATTCCACCGTCGCGACCGTGGGCGACACATAGGCCATGACCCGCACGCGGACGTGTTCGTCGCCAATGGCCAGCCGCAGGATGTTGCCCACGTCGCCTGCCCCGCTGAAGATCGCGGCGCCGGTGGTGGCGGTGATCACGGCGCCCTCGTTCCACCCATCGGTGCTGGTCAGCGTCATGGGCGAGCCGTTCGGGCGCCGGCCGTCGTAGGTCAGCAGGCTGTCGGCGTACTTCCAGTCGAGCGGATCGTCGTACCGGGTCGGCGCCATCTGCTCCACGTACTGGACCCATTCGCCGTTGATGAAGCGGCGCACCAGCAGGTAGACCTCGGTCTCGATCTCGCCAGGCAGGCAACAGACGTCCAGCACCTCGCCGTCGGTCTCATGAGGGTGCCAGCCGGTGACCTCCTGCTCGGGCATGTACGTGCAACCGATCAGCACACCGTCCGTGCGCGGCATCCACAGGATTGGCCAGGGCGCCGTGCTGTATTCGATGCCGCGGAACGTGTAGCCCTGCACCAGGTGGTCGGCCCAGATGCTGATCTCGTTGCCGCGGAAGCCGTCCTTCTCGAACTGGTAGGCCAGATCGCGCACGCGCTGGCACTGGGCCTGCAGGAACACCGCCGACTCGCCCAGCACCCGGGCCTGCAGGTCGCCGGTGCCATAGGCCGACTGCGGCTTGATCCCGATCGTACTAGGCGTCACTACGGCGTCCTGGCCGCCGGTGACCTTCCACTCGCCGCCGGTCGTCAGCACCAGCAGGCTGTCCAGCGGCACCAGGTCGCGGATCGCGTTCACCTGGCGCGCATTGATCGTGAACGACACCGCGTCGCTGTCGACGATCGGCGAACTGCGCCCGAAGTTGGGGTAATCGCCGATGTTCGACGCCCACACGGTCTGCGGATCGCCAGGGCTGCCAGCGAACCACAGGCGGTCGCCGAAGAACTCGACTTCACCGGGGTAGCCGTAGCGATAGGACCAGGCGCCGACGGCCCAGACGTCGGTGCCACCGACGGCACCCGCGGCGTACTGGGTCACCACGATGTTGTTGGTACCGGTCGGCGGTGCCTCGTAGAAGTTGATCAGATCCGCGCCGGGGTCGATCGTCCAGCCCTGTGCCATCACAGCACCTCCTGCACGACGTTCCCGCCGCGGCCGATGCCACCGCCGCTGGTGCCGCCGGTGCCACTGCCGCCCGGGTAGTACGGATTCGACTGCACCGGCACGCCGTCGATCTTGACCTGGTAGTCCAGGTAGCTGCTGCTGGTCGCGCCAGGGATGGAGAACTGTTTCGTGGTGCCGTCGCCGCTGAACGTCCACGGCCCAGCCACCGGCGGCGGCACGTTGCCCACGATGCTGTCGGGGATCCGCTCGATCACCGTGGCGGTGACCTCGAAGGGGCTGGTGAAAGCGGTGATCTTCATGATCCCGAACCCGCCGTGCACGTATTCCCATTCGACCCCGACCGCGTAGTCGTTGACGTTGTCGAACTTCACGTCCTGCGGGCCGTCGAACGCACGGCCGCTGTCGTGCACGGGGCGTACGCTGCCGCAGACGTAGTACGGCGTCCCAGCCAGCCCAGTCACCACAGGAACGCTCACGCAGCGGTAGACCTTCTGGTCGCTCCGGCGAAGTGCACCCAGCGGCACCTTCTTCTCCGCCGCCACCCAGGGCTTCACCGAGCGCAGTTCCTTTTCCTCGGCGTACAACAGCGAGCCGACCATCTCCGCGGTAAAGGTCGGAACGTTGGTCGTCACCGTCACCACGCCCTGGGTGCCAGACACGGCCAGCAGCGCGGCCTCGTCGTTGTTGAACGGGCGGAATGGCCCGCGCCGGTACTCGAAGTCGCGCAGCTCGAACTGGTCGACGGCCAGACGGCGCAGCTCTTTCTGCGGGATCCACGGGTGCACCAGGAACAGCACATCCGCCGACTGCGTGTGCCGCACCTTGTAGATGTCCTCGCCGGTGTAAGGCGTGGCCACCTCGACAATGTCCCCTGCCCCATTGCGCAGCAGCGCGCCGCCCACCCAGAACCGCATGTAGCCGTCGCCCAGCTCGATCGCGTACTTGACCGTTGTCGAGTAGATGAACGGGATGAAGCGGGTGGCGCGGTCGTTGTGCTTGGCACCGCCGCGGAACAGGTAGCCCGGCCGCTTCTCGCCGCCGCCGGTGGGCTTGGTGATGACGTTCAGACACCGCTTCAGGCTGATGGCGTAGCGCACCATGTCGACACGCCCCTGGAGCCCAGGCGAAAGCTCACCGCCGGACATGCTCGGTTGCAGCAGACGTGCCATGGTCAGGCCCTCGCCATCTGGGCCATGGACGGCTGATGCCCGTCCTCGTCGGCCTCGTTGAAGTCGTGCGCCGCGGCCTGGCTGAGCGCGAGCTGGTACAGCTGCTTCAGGCCGGATTTGTTGGAGAACCCATTGGCACCGATGATCGTCGGCGCGCCTTCCTCAGCCAGCTTGCAGGCCAACGCATCGACGAAGTGCGCCGGGTAGCGCTCCGGGTCTTCCACGCGCGCGACGTAGATCAGATAGGCCTCGGCCCGATCGCACAGCAGCGACGTGCCGTCTGTGCCCATCGCCTGCTCGAACTGGATGCCGTGGCACTGGCGGAACTGCGCCTCACACCAGCGCGACAGGCGGCGGCCGGCTCGCATGCCCTGGTCGTCGGTGATGGCCAGCACGGTGATGCAATCCGCCGGACGGGCGTAGCGGATCTCCCAACCGGGCATCGGTGCCTCAGCGGCGACCGCCAGGCGCTGGGCCTTCATGGCCCACGGCCACAGCCGATCGGCCAGTACCAGGTCGCGCATCGGATCCCACAGGCGCGAGAACACGCGCGCCTCTTTGGAGCGCTCGGTCAGCGAGGTGATCGTGATGTCCTGGGCCAGCTTGCCCAGGGCCAGGTTGCAGATTTGGACCTGGGACGTCATGGGTCAGTCCTCACCGTTCGGGTACAGCACTTCGCTGGGCTTCGGGCCCTTTGCGGCTGCCAGCCCCATGTCGGTGATCTGCAGCTCCAACCGGCGATGCACCTTGCCGTCGCGCGTCTCCTCTCCGAGCGAAACCACGGTCGCGATCGCTTCAATGGCGACCTGTGCACCAGACGCCGGCAGCTGCTTGATGCCCTGTGCTGCGATCTGGTCTTCGTCCAAGTTGATGCGCAGTCCCCACGGGTAGTCAGGCTCGCTGCAACCTGACGGCGCCGTGGCGCAGCAGTCACAGCCGTGGTCGTGGCTGCCGTCTTTCTTCATGGATACGAGCTTCATGTGCCGCTCCGGTAGTGGGGGCGCCCGAAGGCGCCCCCGGTGGTTGCCGTCAGGCGTTCGCCGACTTCTCGGCCACGGCCGCGTCGATCGCCTCGATCACGCCCTTGCGCGGCTTCTCGGCGGCAGCTTCCTGCTCGCGGTATGCGACCAACTTCTCGACCTCCAGACCGGCCAGGTCAGCCTTGATCAGGTCAGCGTTGCGGGCCAGGAACGGGTCCGCCGGCGGCGCCGACTTCTCGGCCACGGCCTTGCCGCCGATCTGCTCCATCCAGGAGCCCAGCTGTTCCTTGCTGGCGATCTCGAACTCGTCGCCGACGGCACGTTCCTGCCCGAAGTAGCCGCGCCGGGTCGCGCGCACGCGCAGGCCGGTCACAGGTTGTTCTCCTGGTGGCCGGCGACGATGCCCGCGGTGACCTTGCCCGTGGTCGGTGCGGTGCCCACCAGGGTGTAGTTCAGGCGGACATAGCGCAGGTTGGTACCGCGCGGCACGTAGTACAGGCCGCCGAACACCGAACCGGCCGCCAGATCGGCCAGCAGCTTGGTCTGGGAGCCGACGGTCACCGGAGCCGCAAAGTTCTCGGTGGCCGACACCTGCAGCTCGACCTGCAGGCTGGTGGCGTTGTTGAAAGCCTCGACTACCTGCACACGCAGCGGGATCGGGGTGCCCGGGCCGATGTCGCGCTTGATGGGGGCGCCCTCACCGCGCACGGTGCCGGTGGCCCCCAGGTCGATGACGTTGGTGGACACTGCGCTCGCCAGCACCGACTGTGCGTTCGAGAACAGGTTCTGCTGATCGAAGATCATGGTGGTTTGCTCCTTGGATTACGGAAGGGAGCGGGGCCGCAGCCCGCGCGCCCAGTTCAGTGACGGCGGATCAGACGACCCGGGCTTCGGTGTTGAGCAGCGCGTCCGACTCGCGCAGCGGGATGCCGCGATAGGTCAGCACTTCCTCGCCCTCGATCTCCTTGCGGGTCAGCCGCACGAAGTTGTCGGTGGTGCCGCCATTGGTGGCCAGCTTGTCCAGCGCTTCCATCATGTCGGTGTTGAGGTAGATGGCCGCACGGCCACCCATGACCCGGCGCTGCTTCAGCTTGTAATAGGCCTTGCGCATGAAGTCGTACAGCTTCACGGTGCCGGCCTGCACGTCGGACACATCGATGTTGGCGATGCGGGAGACGTAGCGGTAATCGCGCACCGACAGGCCAATGTCCCACTGGAACTTTTCGCGCACCACGTCATAGACCGACCCGTCCGGGTTGGTCTTGGTCTGGACACCCTTGTCTTCGCGAGTAACGCCGGCCTTGCTGCCCTTCGGGAACAGGCTATGCACGGTGTTCTCGCCCCAGACCACGAACCAGATCGAGGTATTGTCGGAGCCGGTGCCGCCGGCATCGACGATCTGCGCGCCCGAGCCGCTGCTGGCCAGCTTGTTGAAGCGCGGGGCCAGGCCGGTGAACTTCGCCGGCGAGGTGGCCTGATCACCATAGAACATCGAGGTGGCCATGGCCTGGTTCAGGCCTTCGAGGAACGCCTGGGCTTCGGACAGTCGCAGGCCAGCCTTGTCCTGCGTCAGCTGATACAGCTTCTCGTCGATCTCGCTCCAGGCTTCCGCGAAGCCAGTCGCGTCGCGCACCTGGGCGGTGGTCGACTTGGTCGGCTGCACGCCCTGGTAGAGCATGCGCCAGGTCGCCTCGGGGATACCGGTACGGACAGTGGTCAGGTGCGTGGTGCCGTCATTGCATTCCTTGACGATCATGTCCTGCAGGATCGGATTGTCCTGCGCCAGCAGCTCGATGATCGTGGCGATCTGCTTGTCGGCGTCGGTGCGCTTGAACACGTCCGCCAGGGTCAGGTAGGTGTTGCCGATGGTCGACATTGTTTGTCTCTCCAGATACGAAAAAACCGCCTTGCGGCGGCTGGTTGATGGGGTATTACGTGGCAGCTATCAGCCGCCGTAGAGGATCGATTTCGCGTCACTGGCGGCGCCCGGACCAGACGTAGTGGTCCCGCCCAGGCCATCCACCTTGCTGTCGCGGAGGAAGCCGCCGAAGAAGGCGAACGCCTTGATCATCATCGGATGGTTGCCCCAGCCCAGTTCGTTGAATGCCTTGGTCAGCTCGGGGTCGTTGATCGCCTTGACTGCGGTGGTGGCCAGGCCGACCGTTTCGTCGTACTTGGCGCCCAGCTGCTGCTTGGCATCTACACCCCACTGCTCGACCTGCTGCAGGCGCTGGGCTTCCATTGCCTGCTGCATCGCCGTCGCATCCTGCCCGGCCATCTGGGTATACAGGTCCACGGCCTCCTGGGCCTGTTCCTGCGTCCAGCCCTTGGCCTTGAAGAACTGCGTGGCCGCGCCCAGTCGATCGCCTTCCAGGGTGAACCCTTCCGGCAGGTTGAACTGGCCGTACTGCTCCGGTGCTGCGCTGGTCTTGCCGTCCTCGGGCTTGCCGGCATCGCCGCCGCCTTCGCCCTCGTTCGGCTTGCCACCGTTGCCCGCAGCGTTGCCACCGCTACCGCCGCCGTCGGTTCCCGCCGGCGCACTGCTGCCGGGAACCTTGGGAGTTTCAGTCGTGGTGGTGGTATCGCCGGTGCCAGGATTGGGGTTGCTGGCAGTGTTGGCGTTGTCAGTCGACATCGTTGGTTTCCTCGGGTTGCTGCAGCTGCGATTGCAGCCGCTTCATTGCACTGTTGGCCTCGGCGCGCATCTGTGCCTCGCGCTCCGGGCAGCTGTCACGGACGACGTGCAGCCACCACTGGCCGGCCTCCTGCCGTCCAATCTTTCGGGACTGCGCCATCGCGTTGGTGTTGAACGCGCTGTCATCCACATCCATCGCCTGGATGAAGAGCCACACCAGCCGGCGACCGGCGGCATTGGCCAGGACTGCGCAGACATCCTCGCGGAGCTGGGCGTCCTGCAG